CCACCATATACCACTTTATTTTTCATATCATAAGTTAAATTTAACATTGCATCAGGAACTTCGAAACCTTCTTGAAAGAAAGTAAAAAAACGACAAAATTTTTCATCATTATAGGCACCTAAATGTAAAAAAGCAATAAATCTAGAATAACTTTTAACAAGATCTGAATTAGGTCGTTCAGTCAATAACAACATTCTAAACCATTCCTTCGTTTCTCTAAATAAACAACCATTTCTCCATTTATAACCTAAAAATTCTTTATCCGCCTTATCACCCTTCTTAATTACAGTTTTCGTTTCCGAAACAACATGATTAAACCATTCCTTCATAAGAATTGCAATCTCACTTAAATTTGGTCTTTCAGCTAAATTTAATCTAGTATCATCACCAAGTACTTTAATCTCAATTAAACTCATACCTAAATAAAATCTAACCGTTTCAAATTCAAGTGCCGTTACAATAGAATCAATCCATTGAGTCCAAGCATCACCCGAAGCCATCGTTCCCCACCATTGTAATAATGTTCCATCTGGACACATAATTGGAGTATTCATAGCATATTCTTTACTCATATCAAAAACTCTATTCCATCGTTTACTTTCTGAAGGTCGAACCGCACTTCCATTCCAGTTTTCAAAATCAATTTTATCTCTAGTTAATTCAAAAGCCGCTTCCATAATTGGTACACTCATCTTACGATCTAATTTTTCAATATCTAAAGAAACTTGATAACCTGGTAAATTAGCCATACTATCCTTACGTAATCGTTGTAATACCTTTTTTCCAGTATATAACAATCCATCAAAAGACTTAGCATCTTCATATAACGGGCCAGCAAACATACTACTTACAACAATCATTTCAGATGGGATCATATTAATTAATCTTCTCTTCTTACTATTTCGCTTTCGTAAATGTCCTCTAGTACCTAATAAACTAGGAATACAATCACTGACTTTTCCAGCTTTCGCATTTCGAATTAAATTAGTAGCTTTCTCCTTAATTTGTTCTAAAACATCCTTCTTCTTCTTTCCAGGAAATGAAAATCCTGCAGAGGTATCTAAATTTAAATTATCCATAGCTTGTTCTATCGTCCATGGTTGAACCTTCTTAGCTCCAATCTTCGTTCTCACACTTTTTAATGCCATTTCAAATGCCCATTCAAAACCATGTGGTACTTCAACATCAGAATTTAAACTTTTATCATTCGCCATCTCTACAGCAATTTCTTTCAATTCATACAAATTTGCACCCTTCTTTGTGTATTCACTAGTGATTTCATCATATAAATCAGCATCATATTCAAGTAATGCTTCTTTAACATTTTGATCTTGATAATCACCTACAAATACATTGTACGTAAATTTCTTTACGGAATTTAATGCTTTAAAAAAGGTACGCATTATTCAAAG